TCCGTGGTCCACAGGCCGGTCTGCCCCGCCGAGGGGGTCACATAGACGGTGGTGTCCGACGAGGTGATCGCCGCCAGGGTCTCCGTCCCGTCCGTGTCCACGCGGGCCTCCGCGCTGTCCAGGACGCCCACCGTGTACGGGGATGCGGGCGCGCACAGCATGGTGATGCGGTGCTCGAACCGGGTGATGGTCTCCTCGAAGCCCAGCACGAGTTGGTCGATCGCGTCAGGTGGCAGCCAGTCGGGTGGGTTCTGGACCTGGATGCGGTCGCCCTGCCGCAGCGCGAGGATTGCCCGCTTCAAAGCCGGGTTGCTGGCGAAGCTGGGGTGGGCGAGATTCACCGAGATCTGCGGGTGCCGGGCCTCGTCCACCGTCCCCAAGTGCACCCGCCACGCCGCCTGGTCCAGCAAGTCCGCGGTGTCCGTGGACGCCAGGTTCAGGCTCATGTCCGACGGCCCGTACACGCCGACACCGGCCGGCGGGAGCGCCGTCGACAGGCGGCCCTCAGTCTCCTCGTAGGTGGCGGACACGCCGTTGACGGTGACCGTGACGCGGTTGGCGATCCGCTGGTCGTCCTCCACGGGAACCGGCACCTCAGCCAGTTGGGCGCCCGCGTAGTCGAGCACCACCGCCGGGTCTTGGTTGTACAGGGAAGCGCGGGTGCGGTAGCCGAGGCCGAGAACATCAGTAGTCTCATACAGCATCCCGCCGTCCGCCTCGACGCACTCGCGCATCAGCGTCAGCGGGTTGGACTTGTCCTGCCCGCCCATCGCGGCCGTGTCGTCGAGGTCGCCGACCCACTGGAACGGGATGCCCTCTTCACCGCAGAGGCGTTGGATGCGGCGGCCTGCGGTCTCTCCGACGGGGTTGAGGCGGCGGCCGAGCGCGTCGATCTCGCTGATGGCGTTCTCGACCGTGATGTGCCCGATCACCCCGCCTATCAGGCCAGTAGTGACGTTGCCGCCGGCAGCGGCCACCGACGCAGGGAACACCGCCACCCGCGTCACACGGTTGAGGCCCTCCGCCGCCGTGATCGAAGCACTGTCCTCTAGGCCAGTCACGACGTCCACGGCCCGGATGGTGTAGATGGTGTTCGAGCCGCTCTCCTGGAACTCCAGGCTGATGTAGACAGGCCGGTTACGGACGTCCATGCCGAGCGGGATCTCGGTGTAGTAGGTGCCGTCGCTGCCGAGGAGGACCACGCTCAGCGAGTGGGTGGTTGCGTCGTAGATGACCTCGAACTGGCCACGGACACTGACCGCGATGTTGTCTTCCTGTACTACCCGGAAGATGACTTTGCGGTCGCTGAGTGATTCGGCTGGGGCGTAGAAGAAAGCACGGACCTGGATCGCGGTCGTGTTGCTGTACTTGACGACGCCGCCCGTCGCTACAGCGTTCGTGAACGTGGGCAGAGGATCGGAAGCAGAGAATACGGTGGACGCCGCAAGGTCCGGGGCGCCAGTGGAGAACGTCATCGGGCTACCGTTGGGCAGCGCTGAGGCGATCTGCACCGACCCGTCCGGGTCCTCACACGGCCAGTACGCCACCACCGACGACGGCAACGGATCCGTGACCGCGTGATAGATCACCGAACGGTCCGCAGACGGGCTTTGAGCGAGGCGGCGGATCAGCCCGGACACTTCGGCCTCAGTCCACACGTCGTTCCCTGAGCGCTCCCAGTCCTGCGCCCAGTCCGACACCTCACCCCAGATCCTGTACGACTTGCCGCCGTTGCCGTCCGGCACGCTGACGCGGATGGGTTGGTTACGGCCGATCAACCCGAAGTACGGGCCGACCGGGTTCCGCGGATTGAACCTGCCGTCGGTATTCCGTAGCTGCATCCCAGCGGTGGCCTGGTCGGTCTGCCCGCCCTCGGAGCGGATGCCCTTCTTGAGGTCGATCTTCCCGCTGTCGTCGCGGACGAGGACGTATCCGGCGGCGCTGATGTCGACCCACTCGCCGTCAATCCACAGCTCCACCACCGCAGGCTCACCGTTCGACGCCTCCCCAGACCCGCGCACGGCGGGACCGGGCAGGTTACCGAGACGGCGCTTGAACGCGGCAACGAGCGGAGCTATGGCGGCCATCGATTAGCCCACCTGCTGGAACGTGATGAAGGTACGCATGTCGCTGGCTGTGGTTGGGGTCGTTGCCCGCACCCGGAGGAAGCGGGAGACCGCGACGATCGGCCGATCGTCCGGCATGAACGTCCGCACGTATGACAGCCCGGACTCACCCGACACCGAGCTAAGCGACACCGTATCGAACACACGCGTCGCGGTGATCGAACCCTCAGCGGTCCCCGTGTACCCGGTGGCCGACGTCCCCATGGTGAGCAGCGTCGTCGGCCCGTTCGGGTCCAGGTTCACCACACCGGTCGCCGCCACATGTGCGGTCACCGTCGCCGCCACATCGGTCTGAAGTAGCTCCACGACCCCGTCTGCGCCCGGCGGATCGTCGAGGCTGAACCCCCACTCCAGGATCTGTATCTGCGTGGTGCTGGGCGTAGCCAGCTGAAGCATCGTCTTGATGGCGGTGCCCGTCGTCACGCTCGCCTGCGCGGCGGTCGTTGGGGCCGGCCCATTCCATACGGTGAATGGCAACGGTGTCTCCTCTACCTGGTCGTCTTGAAGGCGGGCCCGAGCCCACCCCGGTTGCGGACCTCTCGCCGCAGTGGCTCGAAGATCTGCTGCGCCACAACCCGGCCGTCCAAGGTGATCGTCTGGTGCACGACGATTGGTTGAACCGCAGCCGGGCCGGCCGCCCGGCGTGACGCAGGCGCAGGCGTGTTGAGCATTGACTGCCACGCCATGTGCTTCGACTGGCCGGCCGGGTACACCGTCGACCCGTGCGGGAGACGCACCAGCTCCGGGCCTTCCTCGCCCACCCAGGTCAGACCACCGGAGATGCCGCCCGCGGCCCGCTTTTTGACCTTCTCCCTGGCCTTCGCGCGTGCCGCAGCCGCCTTAGTGACGGCCTCCAGCGCATCCCCGAGCCGGTCCAGCGACTTCACCAGCCGCTCCTGCGCCCGGATCTGCTTGCCGAACACGGCATCCGCGGTCGTCTTCCCCGCAGACGATGCGGCCCCGGAGATCTGCGACTGAAGCGAATTGATCGACTTGATCTCCGACCCGGAAGCCCGCAACAGGGCGCCCGCGGTCTCCAGCCCGCCGCCCTCGATGCCGGCCTCCGCGACCTGCCGCAGCAGCGTGTTGGACAGGCCCCGCTTGCGGAGCCGCTTCAACGCGTCAGCGAACGCGGTCGCCTTGTCCCGGCCTTGGACCAGGCCGCCCACGATGGAGCGGACCGTCATCGGCTGGTCACGGTCGCCGCTGCGGGTGATGTTCGCTGCCGAGATGACGCCGGATTTCACGCTGCTGGCGAGTTGGGAGGCGCTGCTCTTGAGGTCTTTCAGCTTGGTCGATGCTTTGTCGAGTTCGCTGCTGACCTTCTTCAGGGCGGTCGCCATCTTGAGGTGGCCGCCCGCGATGCTGGACATCAGCTTCAGTAGCCGGTCCTCAGTGGCCCCTGAGGTGGCGGCGCGGATCTCGTCACGGGCCCCGCGGGCGAGGGAGCGGACGCCGCCGCCCGCATACTCCTCCAGCCGGTACCCGAACCGGTCCGCGACCTCCCCGAGGATCGCGGTGGACCGCTGCCGCTTGGACTGCGCGAGCGGAATGTATGCCTCGCCACCTGTCTCCGGCTCGGCCCACACGCGCATGGTCGGGCCGGAGATTTGCGCGGTGTGGTCCTCGCCGCCGTTGGCGTAGGCGCGTACTGAGTTGAAGATGTTGCCGTTCGCGGAGCCGACGATGTCGTGCACGGACCGGTAGGTCTTCGACTTGGTGATGATCTCGTTGATCGTGCGGATCGTGTGCGTCGTGAACGTCCGCGCCGTCCGCCCGTTCAGGCTGTTCAACGCCGAAGACACCGCGCCGATGCTGCCCAGCGCCTGACCGTTCGCCGTGAACACCGCAGTACGGCCGTCGGGCAACTGCTTCGTCTTCAGGCCGACCGCTTCCAACGCGGCGATTGCCGCCGCGTTCAGGGTGTCGACCTTGATTTCCTTCGCGTCCGGCGTCGCCTGGATCGCTGCCCGGACCGTCTCCAGCCCGGCGATCGCCTCCTCTCGCTCCAACTTCACGAGCGTCTTGATGTCGCCGGGTACGCCGAGGAGGGTGTTGACGTACTCGGTGGCCTTGGCCTTGTTCCCATCGAACGCGTCCGTCGCGAGCCGCATCATCGTCTCGCGCAATTCGTCCGACTTCTTCGTCATGCTGCCCATCGACTCGCCCGCAGCGAGCCCGGAAGCGATCAGCTCATCCTGAGCTTTCGCCGCCGCAGACATGGCGTCCCGGTTCGCCCGGCCGGCCTCGGTGTCGTCGTTGAGGGTGTTGCCGTGCTCCTTGAAGCTGGCGGTCAGATCGTCCAGTGACGCCTCGAACTGGGTCTGCGCATCATGGGCGGAGCGGTTGACGTCGTTCAGGGCGAGGATCGACGCACGCAGCCCGTCCGCCGCCTGCTTCTGCGCGTCCAGCTTCGCCGACGTATCCGCAGCCGCCGAACCGAAAACACCCATCGAGTCGGCGGTGAGCTTCGCCTCCAGCTTCATGTCGGCCAGCGACTGGTCGTAACCGTCCAGCGAGTCCCGGAACTTCTTCGCCTGCTCCGGGCTCATCCCCTCCATCATCGACTTCAGGGCAGCCTTTGCGAGCTCCGGGTTGCCGCCCTTAACCATGCTGGTCAGGCTCTTGTCGATGGAGTCCATGCTCTTCGTGAACTCTTCGGTCGCTTCACCCGCGCTCAGCAGGCCGCCTGAGATGTCCTCGCCCCAGTTGTTGATGGACTCCGTCACGCTCGGGTTGATGACCTTGTCGATCTGGTCCTTCAGCTTCCCGAAGTCCTTGCCGAACTCGGCAGCCACATAGCCCGTGGCCTTTCCCGTACGGCCCAGGTTCCCCAGCGACGTCGTCAGCTTCTCGACATTGGGTGCCGCATCATCACCGATGCTGGACAGCTGCTCGACCGCCACCACCAAAGCGGCGATCGCCGCCACGATGATCGACGCTTTCGCCGCCTTGCCCAGCGTCCCGAACGCCGCCACCAAGCCGGTCATCCCGCCGCCAGCTGCGGCAGACGCGGCCTGCAACGCGGCGATTTTCGTGCCCAGTGCGGCGATGCCACCCGACACCGCGGCAGCGGCGGCACCCGCCACGGACACCAGCTTCAACCCGACGGCAAGTTGCATGACCGTCGCCACCAGCTCCGGTGGCAGCGACGCCACCAAACCGGCCGCGGCGTTCACCAGCGTGAGCATGCCCGGCCCGGCCTCAGCCGCCGCCTCTACGAGGGTGGTCACCGCGCTACCGATGGACTTCAACGTCTCCTGAACCGCGGGCCCGTTGGAGTCCGCGTAGTCCATGAACGCCTTGACCGGGCCCGACACCTCGCCCTCCGACAGGGCGCGGGAGAAGTGAATGATTCCG